CCGTGGAGACCTCCACCTGGAGCCATGCCCCCTGGGGCATCTCCATGCGGATCAGCAGCCGGGACACCCGCTTCCGCCCCTCGATGGTCTCAAAGTACGGCTTGTACTCCAGGCTCCATTCGATCTGCGGGTCCGGTTCCCTGCTGTCCGCGATCCAGACGGAGCCGTCCCTGCGGAGCAGGTACACGTCCTCGCCCTCTCTGGTGATGTCCACCGCCCGGAAGGTATCCTCCCGGAGCCACACCCCGTCGTTGGGAGAGAAGACATAGAGGGCTTCCGCCCCGTCATCCAGGCAGGACAGGTAGTATTTCTCCCCGTCCGTCCCGCCCACCGCCTCGGTGATCAGATGCTCTCCGAAGACAGCGGAGATGTCCGCAGGCGTCCCCCCGGCGTAGGTAAAGACCCCGTGCAGACCAACGTAGAACAGAGCGTCGTTGATGATGGTCATGCTCTTCTCGCACCCGGCCCGGACGCCCTCCATCTCATAGGTGTACATGACGTACTCCGCCGGGTAATTGCCCAGCACCTTGTGCAAAACCTGTTCCTTCCAGAACAGCACAGAGCTGGACAGCTTACAGCACCCGGTGAAGTCCCCGGCGGAGGCCACCGGCAGAGCATAGCTGTCCGTGCTGACCCCCTGGAACACATAGAAGTTGGTGGGGTCGCCCAGGGAGGAAGAATAGATCGTCTTCTCTGCGTTGCTCACGCCCCACAGCCGGTTCCCGCTCTCGCAGATGAAATCCATCTCCGGAATCTTCCGTTCCATCGTGACGGTCCCGCTCTTGGTCTCGTTCTTGAAGTCCCCGCTGTCCACGGTGATCTTCTTCGTCTCCACCTTCTGAATGACCAGGCTCCGGTTGTTCTCGGCGTTGGCAAATCCCTTCAGCTCCACCCCGTCACCGGGATTGAACAGCTTGGTCAGGTCCTCGTCCGTAGTAAAGGTGATGGTGGTAGTCATAGAGACCTTGCCGCTCGTCTCCACCTCCGTCACCTCCACGGTGGCTCCCGTGGCTTCCAGCGTCGCCCCCAGCCTCTTCACGGACGCAGGCTCGGTACTCATATCCAGGTAGAGCTTGTCCGGCCAGATGACCAGCTTCGTGTTGACGGCCGCAAAGGTCTTTGCCCCCGCCGTCATCTCCACGCCCTCCGGCATCTCCACCTGCTCGCCCTTGTAGTACAAGTCCGTGCCGATGACCGCCACCAGCCCGTTCCAGCTCGTCAGAGCGGTAACGTTCTGGATTCCCTCCACCCGCTTTCTGGCATTCCGGGTGGCGATGTACGGCCACCGCCTGACGGACAGATTCTCGCTGCCCGCCAGGTCGCCGTCGCTGTAATTGTCAGAGTAGTTTATGCCCCGGCTCTGGACCGTCTCCTTCCGCCGGGTGATGTTGACCCTCGGCCACTCAGGTAACCTCAAGGCTCCCACCTCGCTCCTGTCTTGGTGATGATGGGGACATTGTGCCGCCGCCACCAGGCGATGGCATCCTTGTACGCCTGTTCATACATCACCTGGTCGATAGCATACTGCTCCGTATCGAGCTGCGCCCAGTCGATCTTCGCCGCAAGCCAGTATACATAGACCTGATCCACCGGCCTGGGCATCAGCAGCTCCTTGTCATCCGGGAAGGACGCCGGTCTCGGCTGGATCTGCTGGGTCTCAGCAAACTGGGCCTCCAGGTCCTCGACCCACCGGGCCTTCTGCTCGTCCCCCACGGTATTGGGCCGCAGGGCATCAGCCTGGGCTATGGCTTCATATAATGTCATCACTGACACCTCCCACGCAGATCAGGAACCGGTGATCGTCTTCCACGCCGACCATGTAGTGTTATTCTTTCGCCGGACATAAATCTTGCCAACGCTATTTATACTCTGCGGGAAAGCGATCTGCTGCCTGTAGCCGCCGACCTGGACCGTATAGGCAACGCAATAGCTCTCCGGCCCATTCTGTCCTGTGCCGAAATATACCCAGGAAAAGCTCGGCGCATCGTCAAGGTCGCTGACTGTCGGCATGCCCATGATCATGTTCAACGCCCCAATACTTGGGCTTTGTGTCCCCCCTGCGCTTGTGGCTGTGTTGCTGGTGATCATGACGCGGGACAGATTGATCTGGCCGAAAAAGCTCTTGTCCGGGTATGTTCCGCTCAATCCGAAAATGTCGACGTCACAGCGATCAATTTTGGAAGCCAAAACAACAGCCTGCAAGCTGATGTTGTAGAGCTTTATATCAGATCTCACCCACTCGGTGCTTATTGTCGCTGGTTCGATTGATGCATCGTGGACGTAAACCGTACTGTCTACGAAATTGGAATATCCCATCGCAACATTCGATATTTCCACTCTCGCATTTTTGACAATAACGCTGGGCAATTTCGGGGCAGACGCAGATGCTCTGTCGTCGAAAAGATCTCCGGATGGTCTGTCTTCTGCATCCATGGCCAGTTCAAAGTCATTCCTGATCCAAACCGGTCCAGTGTTTAAGATCCTCAACTGCTGGGTGACATCTGAAAGCAGAACGATCACCGTATCCGGCACGATGTGCATCTCCGCCGTCTTGACTTTGTTGTAAGGGTTCGCCCTGGTCCCGTCCTGGTATGCTGTGTCGGCCACACGTTCGTCTATATAGATTTCATGCATACTGGCCGCATCTAGGTATTCGCTGTTAAACCCAACGGAAGGCGTCCCAGATGCGGTCACCCCGTTCGCCAAAAGGGAGAACAGCACCCCGTTGGGATTCGCCGTATTCTCAAAAACCTGTGCGGTCAGCGCGGCAACGCGGATGCTGGGGTCTCTCATCCCGTACTGACGGTTGCCGTTGTTGTTTGCAATGTGAAGGAACTGCGGTGACACCTTCTCCATGAACCCGATAAAAGACTTATAGGTGATCCCGTGGTGATGCATGGAACAGACATCTGCATGACGCACATATCCCTGCTTGACGCACCACGCCTGCCCCGGTTGGGTAACATCGGCAGTAGACAAAAAAGTCTGTCCGTGCGGGAAATCGGCATAGATCAGGGCGCTGGTAGGGTTAAGGTCCTTTTGAGTCGAGCCATCGATGACTGGCAAGACATTGATATAGTGCTGATAGTCCTCCGCGCTCTGGTTTCTCACAGTGAAAGTGATGCCGTGCCAGTGCCAGACAGTGTCATTGCTCAGAATGCTGACCTGATAGATGCTGTCCGGGAAGGATGCGTGAAACTCCTCTCCGGTGTGGTTGGCGTCAAATACGCTCCTGTCGATGTTCCTGGGCACAAACATCTTTGCCTGCGTGAGGTCGAAGGATTCTTTCCAGCGGTCGTAGTAGTTCGCGATATCCGTGACCGCCGCCACATCGGCAGGCAGGAAGGGCGCTCCGTCATGGTCCTGATGCCAGTGAGTGATAAACAGGCCGTCGATGGTGTCCACGCCTTTTTCATAGAGCTGCGCCTTGATTGTCTCAAATGTACCGTAGCACCCCAGGTCGATCAGCACCGCATGGTTGTTCCAAATAAACACATAGCAGTTGCCTCCCATCGTATTCGGGTCCAGGTGCGGCGCGAACAGATACGGCTCGTCAGAGATTATCGCGCCCAGGTCGGCGTTGACCTTGTCATAAGAGACAGCCCCGTCGGCCAGTTTGCGTGTGCTGATAGCACCGTCCCGCACAGTCGTGGTCCACTCCGGGTGATCCTCCAGGGCAATCTCCACCTGTTCCTGGGTCGGCAGGGGAGTATCCACCCATTTGGTCTTTCCGTTTCCAAGACTGGACAAAAACTGTCCTTCGTTCCCGTTCGGGTCGTAAGGCTCAACAGGCTTGTTGACCTTCTTATTGTCCAGCTCGGCATCCACCGCCTCGATCTCCGCCTGGAGCTGGTCCGCCACCGTAGGGGCCACGCCCTCATTGTCAGCGGCCCGGCTGGACCCAGGCAGCACCCGGAACCGGCTCGGCTCGGTTTTGATCTTGGTGACCTCCTTGTTCCCGTCCAGGGTGAAGCCCACCACCACCATCTCGGCCCAGCCGGGGACGCACATGGCGTCGGCAGGCGGCGCAGCCTGGTAGACACCCTCATAGCCCGCTACCTTCTCGCTGATGCCCAAATTGATCCGGTTGGTGCTGTTGCCCTGGGGGTTGGTCCACAAGACATACCGCCCGGAGATATCGTCCCACTGCGGCCCGGCGGAGCGGAAGTCGTACTCGATCAGGACGCTGTTGTGGCTCCCGGCGGCCCCCAGCGTCACGCCGTCCCCGCCGATATACTCAGCGGTGACCGCCACGGGGATCACTCTCTGTCCCATGCTCGTCATCTCCTTTCATAAGAAAAAGGCGGAGGAAGTCCGTCCTCCCTCCGCCTCGCTTGGCTTGTTGCTTACTCAAAGACCCGCGCTTCCTGCCGGAATCTGCCGCTCTCCCGCTCGATGAGCTGGGCTGTCTCGGCGTCCTGCTCCATGGAGTGCTGCAGAACCTCG